TACCTTCTTCGTGTACTTGACAAGCGTGAACGCCTGCTGACCGACTGCCGGAGCGTCACGGTCGTAGGAGTTGGCTTCCGAAGTGCTAACGAACTCGCCATCGGCTTCGTTGTCGAACGGTACGTTTACAGTCGTTCCGACACCGGGGATCCGGGTCAGACCGAGCAGGTCCGTAAGGTCGGTTTCGGACTTCTTGGCGAAGATGCCTTCGAAGTGTCCCGTTGGGACCAAGTTTCCACCATCGGCAGCGGTGCCAATGTTCATGTCCGTGTTGTTGGATGCCTTGATCTCAACTTCACGACCATCAACATCGTAGCCTTTAGCGCCACGGAGACCGCCTGCGTCACCATCTCGTACCCATGCGGCGTATGCTTTGGCTTCGGAGTCTCCGGTGCTTGCGATGATAGCCGGAGCGGACTTGGCTTCGGCAGGTACTTCGACGATGGCAGGAGCGGCTTTGGCTTCCTCCATTGCGTCGAGGCGTTCGTTCTGAGCAGCGATCATTGCTTCGATGCTTTTCAGAACGTCTGTGTTCTGTTCAGACATTGTATTGTCCTCTTGTTCTGTGTGTGGAGTAATTGATACCTCGACATCGCCCAGATCGGGCGCTGCCTCGGCTTCCATTGCTTCCGACTTGGCTTCTGCCGCAGTTGGCGCAGGGTGATCATGCCCCGCCTCTGCCGTGTCTGCCTCTGGCTCCACTACATCAGATGCAATACTGGTTGCCGGGGCTGATGCCTCGACAAACTCTTTTATAGACATGACGTGGTTGCGTGGCTCGGCAGGGTTCAGCACAAGCGATGCTTCGCCGAGCGGCCATGTCTCAATTTCTTTTGACCCGTTGTCCGCGTCTTTGCGGCTTACGAGATGACCGACCGCGCCGGACGAGTAGCCGAGTTTGCCCATCTCGACAAGTTCGTTCACCATCTTCTCGTACTCGTCGCGCTTCTCCAACTGTGCCTCAAACCACAGGCCCGCATCGGTGCTACTGATCTCGCCCACGCCGATCTGCCTGTTCTTCAGGGTATCGTCGTATCCGTGTTGGTAGTAGACGGGGAGGGTTGCTTGGATGCCGAAGTCGGTGGACTTAGTAAAAAAGTCACCGTATAGGTCGGGGTCAGTCGGTCCGCTAAACCTCACCAGATAGCCGCCGATTCGACCGTCACCCAGAGCCTTAACCTCGCCCCCGTAGGCAATGAGAAGTTCGTTGTCGTTCATTGTGTCTGTCGATTTGTTGAGCGGCTTACGCGGATCGTGCGCCCAGTTCATTAATGATATATCCCGTTTACTCGGGCATCCGTCTCTTGCGGGTTCGCCCTGCTCGCCGTTACGCATCCTCTCAATAAAGGAGATGGCTCGGTTGGCGTTCTTGATGTGCTTCTTGGTCCAATCGTCTTTCTTGGTTTCGAGCAGTTCAAGGTTGCGAGCAATGACTGCCACCGGGTCCACCGATGCCAAGCGGCTGCACTCGGTTTCGGACCACGCCTTAAGATCGGACGCGCTCATGTTGGCGAGCCTGTTCCACTTGCGATATACTTCGTCGAGTTCTTCCATGCCCGTTATACAATCAGTTAGATGGTCAGTTCGCTATTGTCGCAAGCAACACAAACACAACGCAGGTCAACGCCGCCGCCGTTAGGTCACGCTTGTTCATTTCTTGTCTACCCAACCGCCGCCTTTGAACACGGTCCCGCTGCCGCCTGTAATGACAATGTAACACTTCTGCCCTGTGGTAGGACACTTGGTCAGCGGTGCGCTCTTGATAGAAGCGAAATGCTCAAAGACAGTACCGTCCTCTCGTTTGTACGTGTAGGTCATCCCATTCCCTCAAAGATAATGTCTTGTAGTGCTGCGGCGATGATCGTGGCTTCTCCTTCCGGTATGCCGAGGCGTATCAGTTCAGCGTAATACGCGGCAATGACCAACGCCAAGTATTCAACGCTCTTGATATTTTTGTCGTGCTCAGTCACCGTTGTCTATCAAGACGAGGTTAAACTGGAGCGAGATGTTGGCGGTGGCGTTTGCCACCTTGCCAAAGAAGCCGATGTCGCAGGGTCCGACAAAGGGACCGCGCGATACGTGGTTTGTTATCACGAGCGTATTCTGCAAGCCCTCGTGTAGCGACTGCAAGCGCATTGGTTCGTATGGCTCGGCTACATCGTCCGCGCCACAACGTTGAAACAGCGCAAGGTTGGCATTCTTGGTTGGCTCAATATCTGCCGAGTACGAGGTCAAGAAGGCGGTCTTTCCTTTCGGCACAGTATACGCACCGATCAGGCTCTGACCATAGCCAAACACACCGTCCTTGCTCAGTACGCCCCATGTAGCACCGCCACCGTCTGCTTGTAGCGTTATGGTCCCATCGTGGGTACTGGCTGACGTTGAGGCGTAGGTGTTTGTGCTGACAACGTACATACGATATACACGCAACCACGTATTGCTCAGGTCTACCGCCTGTGTCCCTTGTAGGGATACCGTCTCAGTCTGCTCGCGCCAATCTGCACCGATACCCTGTACGATGACCTGCTGCGCTCCGGCGTTGCCTGTGCTGTCTACATCGGACGAGGACAGTATCTCCAACGATACCGGAGAAGTGGGCGTTGGGTAGGTTTGGCTGTCCGTAATAACGGTCCAGTCTGTACCGATTGCGTCAGCCTCGCCAAACTTGTTGACCACGCTGTGACCTTTAACGTCACCTTTCGCCACCTCCAGATAAAACTCGGCGTTAATCTGGTTGCCCGATAGGTCGCGCTCAATGCCCACCTGTCCGTGTGCGGCAGTTGCGAAAAGGAAGAACAGGATGATGGCGGCGGTTCGTTTCATTGCAAGCAGTCCTGATAGAATAGTTGTTTGGCTTCTGCGAGTTGTAGGCAGGTGATTAGTTGCAACTCCTTTTTTATATCTGATTGAGTTCGCTCTACGGCTTCGATGCGGTCCTCCATCGTGCGGAAGTTGTTCATCATGCTGCCCTGCGCCATCTCTACTGCACCAACGCGGTCGGGGATCTTTTGATACCCGGCTGTGGCAACGCCGACAAGCATCGACACGGCGATCACTCCGGCAATCAGTTTGCCGACCTCGATGATCTTTCCTGTCTGTTCAATCTGGTCCATGTGGTTAAATAATTAAGGCAAAAAGCCCATTTGACAACGACAGTTGATAACCTCACCCGGTGGACCACCTGTCTCGGATGGTCGCATTAACCCGTTGCTGAACGCTTCGCCGATGGGTCTTTCCTCACCGTCGAGGACTCGGTGGTTGGCATCCCCCGCACGAGGCTTCTTCCTCGGGTCTGGTCGCACCCTTTGGTCGCTTGCGGTTATCCAAAACTTGCGAGTCATGCCTGCGGCGGTGGCGGCTTCCATCGCCCCGTAGTTGGCGGCGGCGTTCATTTCCGTTTGGGCAATCCGAAGGGCGCGGTTTCTTGACAGTTCGCCCCATCGATCCCTCATTAGTAATGCAATGTCATCTGTGCCTAAACCGAGTTCGACAGCCTGCTGTGTTGCCGATGTGACCGTAGCCCGCACCCACTTTTTTGTGTAGTTGTCGATCAGACGGATCTGCTCGCCGCCCTTTTGCGCAAGGTACGCATCAACGTTGTCTTCCCATGACGTGTACTGCTCGTCGGTGAACTCCTTTCGGCTTGCGTCGATGGCGTTGTAGACCTTGCCTGTGATCGTCAGCGCGGCGTTCTTCCAAGCATCCTGATACACCTCGGTGATCGGCTCAGAGTCAATGGCTGCATTAATATTGGCATTGTTGCGAACTGCCCGAGCAGCCGCGTCGATCTGCTTTGTAATAGCCCGTTCAATATCGTCAACAAAAGAATCAACCTCTTTGTCGATAAGGCGCTCCATCGCCTCTGCGTGTTCACGCCATCCTGCCCGCGTTCGAGCGAGCGGGTTTAGTGCCTTTGTGCCTTCCGGTTCGGCTTCGCTCCGGTCGGCTTCTAAAAACCCACGAAGGGCGGTCGGAACACCTCGTCAAGGTCTGCTCCTGTTGCCAGACGCTCGCGGATAATATCAGCCTCGTAATCAGCCAAAGCGTCAGGCGTGAACTTAACGTCCCGCCCTTTTCGATTGATCTTGGTGCGCCACCTCTGTATGTCAAGGTTCTTAGTATCAGATACGGTATCAGCCGAGCGGACTTGTTGTGGCTGCTCTGCCACTACGTCCTGCCCCTGAATCGGCTCGTACCCGAGCAACTCGCGCCCCTCGTTTACGGACAGCACTGGACCGCCTACAGCAAGGGCGATTGCCTGCGCTTTCTCAAGTTCGCTCTGCTGCATAACCTCGGTCTTGTGCGGCTCAAACTCCAAGTGGTAGCCGAGCGGCAGCAGCAGTTGTTGGTTGATAGCATGGGCGAGTAGACGCGCCTGTGGCACAACCGT